ACACAGATAGATGGATTTTGCTTCAAGGTTCTACCCGTTCGGGAAAGACTTGGAGCATTATTCATTTTATCATTAATTTCTGCTACAAGCACCAAGGGCAAGGAATAGAGATAGATATCGTTAGAGACACCTTCACCGCTCTTAAGGCTACCATATGGAAGGACTTTAAGACAGTGCTACTAGAAGTAGGTCTATGGGATGAAAAGAACCACCACAAGACAGAACACACCTATACCTTATTCGGCAACATCATTCAGTATTATGGAGCGGATAATCCCGAAAAGATACACGGACGTTCTCGAGACATTTTAATCATTAATGAAGCTAACCACATAGATGAGGAAACAATAGACCAACTAACCCCAAGGACTAGGTATAGAATTATCTGCGACTTTAACCCCGCACTAGGAGCAGAACACTGGCTAGATACTTATATAGATGACTATGGAGTTCTAATCACTACTTACAAAGACAACCCCTTTTTAACTAAAGAACAAGTCGAGGATATAGAGAGTAAAAAGAACAACCCTTATTGGTGGACTATTTACGGCACTGGACAAAGAGCCAAGGTTCAAGGAGCAGTCTTTGAGAATTGGGAGCAAGGAGAGTTTAAGGGTGAAGATTGGTCTTTCGGTATGGACTTTGGATATAGCAACGACCCCTCTACTTTAGTTAAGGTATCCATAGATAAACGAAATAAGATTATCTACGCTCACGAGTGCCTTTATGAAACACATTTAACCACCTCACAGCTTTACGAGATAGCGAATAAACACGCTAGCAATAAGTTGATAGTAGCAGATAGTGCAGAACCTAGACTAATAGCCGAGCTAAAAGCCAAAGGATTAAATATCCAAGGCACTAAGAAGGGTCAAGGTAGTATAGTTGAGGGAGTAGTAATGATGAACGACTACAAGATAATAGTCACACCCGAAAGCAAGAACCTTATTAAAGAGTTGTCTAAATATAGGTGGGCGGATAAAGGTAAGACAGTGCCTATTGACGATAATAATCACTGCTTTACTGGAGACACGCTTGTAACAACAATAATAGGAGAAAAGAAAATTAAAGACATCTCAGAAGGCGATGTTGTAATTACATCAAATGGATTTAATCAAGTTATTAAGAAATGGAATAACGGATTGAAACAAGTAGCTAATTACTCGATGGAGTTCGATACTTTTTCACTATCTTTGGAATCAACTAATTCACATAAGATTAAAACAGAAAAAGGATGGACAGAGATATCAAATTTAAAAGCAAATCAGAAATTGTACCTATCCAAGTATTTCTTGGAAAGGAATATAAACTCTATCAAGGTGAAAGGTATTTTTCAAGAGGCACGAAAAGGCTTCATAGAGTTGTTTGGGAGCATTATAACGGGCAGATACAAAAAGGGTATGACATACACCATGTTGATGGTGATACTACGAATAACGATATTGAAAACCTTAATCTTGTTTCATCGAGCTTGCATGCTCGTTACACTGCTAAAAAGAGGTTTAAAGACAATCCTGAGTTCTTTAAGGAGTTCCACGAAAAAGGAATTGAAAAAGCAAAAGAGTGGCATAAAAGTGAAGAGGGTAGAAAGTGGCACTCAGAACATGGAAAAAAAACTTGGATTAACAGACCATATAGAACGCTTAATTGTCAAGAGTGCGGTAAAGAGTATAAGACTAGACACTCAGGAGTATCAAAATACTGCCATAATAACTGCAAAGCTAAGGCACTTAGAAAAAGGCGAAGAAACACTTAAGAGGGTTTATGACTTAATGGTAGAGAATGAACACGAGTATTTTGCCAATGGGGTGTTGGTTCATAACTGCATCGATGGATTAAGATATAACGTAATGTTTTATATTTCTCGACCAAATTATGGCAAATATGCGGTTGGATGATAAATTTTTGTATATTTGACAAAACAAAACGAAACAAGATGAAAATTCAAGACATTAAACAAGACAGCCAACCCACAGAAGTAACCTATTCGACAGTATCAATAACGGGAGTTGCAGGTTATGCAGTTGCATTTAACGGACACCAACGTAACGTGACAAAAAAAGTAAAGTCTATTAAAGATGATACGATTAGTCAATATAATGGACAAGTGCAGACTTTTAGAAAATTCATCGAGCTTGAAAATGGCAAAACAATACGTCTATTTTGGTGCAACGGAGAGGCTAGAAATCAGTTTGGTAATTTTAAAAAAGCTATATGAATTGGCACGATAGATTTAAGGCAATGAAAACGGGGTTAAAATTGACTAACTCCGACATTGCTGACATTACTGGTAATAGTGCCGATTCTGTGAAATCGGTTACTCAACCAAATAAAGAGATTCCACGTTGGCTTAAACTCGCTATTGTCATTTATGAACGGATGGTAGCAAATAATTAAGCACAACTAAAGGATAAACAACCCCAAACAAAACAAAACGAGATGGACATTAAAACACCACGAGAGTATTTTTTAGACGAAGCAATAAAAAGACATTGGAACGTCTTATATGGTTCAAAAATTGGCTTAGACTTTTGTAAGGAATACGCTAACTACTACCACCAAGCTAAGTTGAAAGAGTTAGGTGAAGCGGATGTTAGCGGTTCTTTGCAAAATTGCAAGAAAGTCATAAAAGATTTATTGAATATGTATGTTATTAATGTGCATAAAAATGGAATCACTAAGGCTACAATCACAGAAGCATTGGAGCTGACAGATAGGGCGTTAAACTTAATTAGTGATAACACCCTCACCCCCGATGATCGAGGGGAGGAGTTGAAATGCCCTGAGTGTAATAGCGATGATTTAAAAAATGCTATTTACACCGAATATAAAGAGTGTAATGAATGCTACCATTATTGGGAGGCGAACCAACCCCAAACAAAATGAAAAAACCAACAAACAAAGCGGAGCGTGATGCGCTCATTAAAGAACTACAAGCAATGACCTTCAACGAACTGCCTAAGAGGTGGGATGAGTGGGAAGAGTTGTATAGACCAGAGCTACCAAAAGAAATTCAGGAACAGTTAGATAAATTCGGAATACTTCTCCAACTTAGAGATGTGTATCGGGAAGGGTGGTTGCCTGATTGGGGGGATTTAAAAGTGAAGTATTCTTTATTATTATCAAATAACGAATGGAAGTTACACGCAAGGATTTCATCACACGCACCCTTTTCCTTCCAAACCCAAGAACGAGCCGAGCTATTCCTTGAGAACTTCGGTGATTATTTAGAGAAGGTTAAACCATTATTCAGTTGATAGCGTTGCTGATAGCGTCAACTTTTCCCCTTAGCGATAACGTTTGCAAGGGGATTTTTTTTATATTAGCAGAATCAAAGTAGATGCACTGTTTTGATTTGGTTAATTACATGGAAGGGGATAGTTCAAAACGTTGGGCATCCCCTTTATTACTTTAAACTATGGAGATAAGATTACCAGCTAGCTATTCTGACATCACGATAGAACAAGCACGAAAAGACCAAGGGCGAGAAATGAGCGCATTTGAGCGAGTTCTAATCTATGGCAACCTAACAGCAGAAGAACTAAGAGAAGTACCCTACAATGCTATTGAAAGGGCTAACCAGCACTTGCTAGACATCTGCAATGCTCCAGTACCACAATTCTTTAAGGAGATTAAACACCAAGGTAAGGTGTATCAATTCATTCCTGACTTTAGCCAATTCTCAACGGGTGAATACATCGACATGGAGGAGTATTTAAAAGACCCAATCGAAAACGCTCACAAGATAATGAGTATATTATACCGAGAGCCTGATGGATTAAATAGAGTTAAACCCTATAGGGGTAGCCATGAGAGGTTCTTAGATATGCCTTACGCTTACTTTGAGGGGTGCTTGGTTTTTTTTTGGACTACAAGAAACGACTACTTGAAAACTTCGCTGCAATCTTTGGTGAAGGTAGCGGTAGGAAAACCCTTGCAAGTGAGTGGGGGTGGTATCACACGCTTTCGCAAATGGCTGACAACGACATCGAAAAGATTTCGAGGTTGACTAGGTTGCCAATTACCCAAATTTTAACGCATCTTAGTTATATTAATGACCTAAACGTATCAAATGGTAACGTATAACAACATTATAGATTACTTCAAGAACTTTGCAGACAACCACTTCTTTATTCATTCGTTTACCCATGGTAACATTGAAGAAGCAGACCTAGCAAAAGAAGGTAGTTATCCTTTTATGCACGTCAATTATACGGGTTCTACCTACGATGAAAACGAAACCTACAACTTCGAGGTGTATGTATTAGGATTACCACCTGACAAGTTAGACAAGATAGCATACCAAACAGAAGTTATAAGCGATTGCAAGCAGTGCCTTGAAGATTTACTAGCGGATATTAAGCTAACTGAAAATATCTTTAACGGAGAAGTGTTTGATTTAGTTAGCGCAAGCATGACACCACTAGAGGAGGAGACTAAAAACGTCCTTTCAGGGATGGTATTAGACCTATCCTTTCAACTACCATATAACTACGATGGGTGTGATGCTCCTTTAACGGGGGTTACTCCGACACCTTCGGGTGATTGCTTGCCCGTTCGTGTGGTCAACTCAACGGAAAGCTATGATGTAACGGCAGCAGCGGGAACTACTTTAGTTCTTTCAGATAACACGGTAACAGATGTTAACGGAACTACAAGAGATGTACCCGCACAGACAGACGTTACTTGTGCTTGGACTACATTATTCGTAGTGAATAGCGATGAGGACATTCTAGCAACAGCCGCGAGTTATCCCGCATCGAACCGAATTTTATCGCCCGATATTACATTGACACAAGTAGATGGAAGCGAGGGGGCGCAACCGAGTGGAGTGGATTTAGTTTGTACTTGGACAGCGTTTAATGTGGTTAATACGAGTGGTGATATTTGCGTTGCTGTTGATAGTTTTCCATTAGTTGACCCAGTATTACCGAAAGTAAATGTAACAGATGTGGACGGCACACAAAGGTCTGAGGCGGCTTGCGTTGACATTGTTTGTGCATGGTCTGATATAACGTTGAAAGATAGCGAAGGAACAACCTTAGATGTGATTGAAAGCTACCCAAGTGGAGGGGAGTTTGTTGTACCAGTAAGTAGTGCTACGGCTTATCCTTTTATCATTGCTCACAGAGTACCAAGTTACACCACGGGAAACCCTGGAGATTACCCTACCTTATTTGCAGCGAGTTACTTTGGTTTGTTTTTCCCAAGTACAGCTATTCAGATGTTGCAACTTGGAGCGGATAACTTCACTTTAGCTACTAGCAATAGATTCGGAAACACGAGTAGATACACTGCAACAGATGGTACACCTTCGGACACGGGAACAGCAAGATTCTCAAGTTATGGGAGTGGAGTATCAAACATCGTAAGAGACAATCTAACGGGGGTAATGTGGTATAACTTAGAGATAAGCGGTAGTATTACTTGGGATAACGCACAAAGCGAAATTGACGCATTGAATACGGCTTCACTTGGAGGTTTTACAGATTGGATTAGACCGACCAGAGACATGATAACAATCAGTGCAATTCCCGATAATAACCAAGACAGTTACCTTTCGCCTAACTTGTTTATTTCAGACACAACAACTGCCCTGAGAAGGTATATGACTTGCGAGCTGGCGGCTTATTCTAACTTGGGATTCTTTGTGGCAAGTAACGGAGGGGAAGCATCGCAAAGTAGAACGACTACTGCGAGCGGACAAAATAGAGTTGTGGCGGCCAGGTTAATGACATTATCTGAA